CGCGGAAACCACGGCGCCGTCTGCTGTCACGGTGGCATCGATCACGTCCGGCAGCGACAGGCGATGGGGCCCGCTGCCGGTGAAGGTCTCCTCCCAGGTCTGCGGCATGATCGCCCGCCCGAGAAGGCCCCGCCAACCGTCCAGATACGCCACCGCTGCATCGGCGAATGCCTCGATCAGCGCGTCATGATCGGTCTCGACCACGCGAAGATGCGCCTTGAGCATCGGCAATGTGACGACAGGATCCTGCGGAGGGATCACCAGGACGGGCGAGCGCATCAGACGGCGCCGCTCTCAGGCTTCACCGCGGGCTCTTTCGCTTTGCCCTCGGCCTCGCCGTCAGTCTTGGCCGCGGACTTCTTCGCGGCACCATCGGGCTTGGTGCCAGCAGCCTCGGCCGTGCGCCGCTCTGCCACCGCCGCCGCACGGCGCTTCGCCTCCGGGGTCAGACCCTTCACCCAGCAGCGGTTCTTCACGAGCTTGTCCGCAAGCTTCTCATCGACATTGATCGGCTCATGCGCGCGGACGCGGCCATAGTCGCCGGTCTGCGGGCGCAGAGCTGTGATAGTGACTTTCGCCATGACGGCCTCCGGTATCCTGAATGGGTGGCAGGCCGGGCGCGGGCGCCCGACCCCTGTGCTTGCCTCGATCAGGTGATGCGACCGAAGTCGCCGTAGATCAGGGCAGCAGGACGCTTGACCGCCAGGGCGAGGCGCTTTTCAGCGCGGACGGTCAGCATGTTCTTGACGAAGTTGTCGCGATCTTCGCTGGAGATCAGCACTTCGGTGTCCATGCGGTCGTAGATCGTGGCCGCCGCCTTGAACGCTCCGACAAGGAACTTGTCCTCATCGATCTCGGTCGTCGGGACAACGGCCCGGCCCCAGAGGATCGGCCCGGCCATCTGCAGCGGGTTCGCGAAGATGTAGCGGTTTTCCGCATCCTTCGAGGTCTCGATCAGCGCCCAGTCGATCTCGTTCAGCACCATGCCATCCGCGGGATAACCAGAAAGGCTGGCTTCCAGCAGGGCGAAACGGATCTTGTCGATCGCGGTGGCGCCGACGGGCTCATAGGTGCCGCCGTAGGCGGTGGCATTGGTGATCAGGCCCGAAAGGTGCTGCCCCGTGCCGTCGCCGGACAGGATCTCATTCTCTTCGGCCAGATCGAGACCATAGACCAGTTCGCCGTCGATCTCGCCCTGCAGCTGCGGGGCGTCATCGAGGGCGTTGCGCGACACCGGGATCCAGTGGGCGATGGTCCGCACGGGCGCCTCGTCCATCTCCCATTCCAGGTTGCTCTCCGCTTTCAGGGTGTTTTCCGCCACGACCGCCGCGAGCAGCGTGCGCGTCACTAGGCGGGAATACTGCTGCAGGTTGCTCGTAGTGGTGGTGCGGCTGAGCAGATCCCGCACAAAGAACTTGCGGCGCGGCAGGCCCACGATCTCGGCCTCCCGCGAGGGCGCGATCAGGCCGCCGGCCGAGGCCGAACCCGAGGTGATCGCGTTCTGCACATTCAGCGTCACGACGCCCTTGCCGCCCGCCTTGGCGAACGCCTTGGTCTGCTCATGCGCCACGACCATCGCGCCCAGGGTCTGCGCCGGGGCCCCGCCCGCGCCACCACGACGGCCTGCGAGCCGCTGCTCGACATCGAGGTTCCGCGCGTCCTGCTCTTCGACCCGCTTTTCCAGCTTGTCGAGCGATTGCTGCAGGGCGCTCTGCGCGGTCAGGAGCTTGTCGGCCGTGCCTTTGGTCTCCGCAGAGACCTCGCCAGCGCGCTTGGCTTCCTGCATGGCGGTTTCGGCCGTCTTGTTAACGTCCGAGCTGATCCGCGTCAGTTCGTTTTTCACGTCCTTCAGCAGCTGCTCGACACCACCGGAGGTGTCGTTGCGCACCGAACCGATCACCGCCGGCGGAGCCGACAGCATCAGCGCCGCAAGCGAGACTTGCGGCATCATCATCTTTTTCATGTCCGTGTCCTTAGATGGATTTTGCGAATGCCAGGAGGTCTGCGACCTCAGAGATGACGGCAGCACCCGGCTTGCCATCCGGGGCAGCACCGGGCTTGCCCCCTTTCAGCGCGGCGAGAAGCTCTCGCGCGTCCGACCGTGAGACGCCGGCCTTGTGGGCCAGAACGTCGAATTTCTTCTCCGCGCGCGCCTCGGCGCCGCGCTCCTGCGGATCGGTGCTACTGTCTATCTCATCCGAGCTCAGCAGCGAATCCGCGAAGCCCTGATCGACGGCAGCAGTGCCGGAGATCCACGTTTCCTTGTCGAGCATCGCCGCGATCTTCTTCACGTCGATCCCCGACCGCGCCGCGTAGATGTCCGCCGAGACCCCGTCGAAGGGCGCAAGCCATTCCGCCACCTCGGTCAGCGCATGACGATCCCCTGCAGCCAGCACCCAGGTATTGTGGATCATCAGGAAGCCGGCCCGGGCGATGCGGATTTCGTCGCCGGCCATGGCGATGACCGAGGCCGCCGAGGCCGCGACCCCCAGCACGTTGACCGTGACCTTTGCCTTGTGCTCGCGCAGGGCGTTGTAGATCGCGAGGCCCTCGAAGAAGTCGCCGCCCGGCGAGTTGACATTGACCACCACCGGGCGCTCGCCGATCGCTCGCAGGGCGCCAGTGACCCGCTTCGCCGTCACGCCGTCGCCCCAGTAATCCATCCCGATCACGTCGAGGATCGAGATGGTCGCGTCGGCATCGTCGCTGGCCGATCGCACATCGGGGTTCCAGTGCGACAGCGCCTTGGGCGTGACATCGCTGCGGACGCCGGGACGGGCCGAGATCTCGGCCTTGGGAAGCTGGCGGATGGTCATGACGTTGTCTCCGGTTGGCCCAGGTCCGTCAGCGGCGCCATTGCCGTCTGCGCGGTCAGGTCATCGGCCCCCTCGCGGCGGGCCATGTTCAGTTTCTCGCGCGCCTCGTTGCGCGACATGATTCCGTTCGACACCAGCTTGGTCAGGAACTCGGCCTTGGCCTTGCTGTCCATCTGCAGGATGCCCTCGCGGTTGAACTCCGCGTAGCGCTTGATCCGCGAGCCGGGCGCGATCAGGTCCTTGCGGACTCGCCCCTCGATGCGCCGCAGGATCGGGTTGAGGCCGAGGTTCATCCAGGCAAGCAGGATTGCCTCGACGCCGGTTCCCCACATGGTCTGCCCGTCGCCCGCATGCCCGATGACGATGGGCGGCACACCGAACCAGCGGCAGATATCCTCGACAGCGAAGCGCCGGGTTTCCAGCATCTGCGCGTCTTCCGGGTTCAGCGTCAGCGCCTGGAAGTCGAGCCCCGCCTCCAGCACCATCACCTTCCAGGCGTTGTCGCTGTTCTGGTAGAGCTTCAGCATCTCGCGCATCTGGGCGCGGTTTTCCGGTGTCAGGAGCGTCGGCGACTTCAGCAGGCCCGAGATCTGCATGCCATTCGAGAACAGCTTGCCGGCCGACTTTTCCGCCGCCAGCGCCGTGCCCATGGTCTGCATGCCGAAGCTGATGGCGGACAGCCCCATGTCGCCGCCGAAGCCGAAGCCGCGGACGTGGAACACCTTGTCGCGGGGCAGTACGACGGTCTTGCCCCGATCGACAGTCTTGTACATCAGATCGCCGTCGCTGTTGCGGAACGGCCAGGTGACGTTCGCCGCCAGCGGGCTCAGCGCCGTGAGCTCGCCGCGCCGATCGCTGCGTTCGGCGTAGCAGTTGCCATTGACCATCAGCCAGGCCACCTGCCCCTCCCAATGCTCTGTCGCGGTCTGATCCATGTTCGGCGACACGGTCAGCACCTCGGCCAGCTGGTCGGCAACGGTTTCCCGCGATCCGTCGGGCCGCTTTTCATAGACGGCGAGCGGCAGGGTGGCGATGACCTGGGCCGTCTGCCGGACGCAGGCCCAGACCGCCGAAAGCTGCATGGCCGTGTCGAGGGTGACGCGCTCGCCGGAGCTGCCGGTCTGACCGAAGAGGCGAGACCAGCCCTCGCCATCCTTCAGCGCCAGCCGCTGGCCCTTGGCGCTTTCCGTCACATCCTGCCGGACCTGGTGCGTTTGCAGCGCGGCGCGGGCCCGCTTCTTGTGCTTGCCCATCAGACGGCCATCACGGGATCATTGAAGAAGTCGGACAGGTTGCCCCGCGGCTGCGGGTTCATGTCCATCAGCACGGCGGCATTGAACATGGCGATCAGTGGGTCGATCTTGCCGGTGCCTGCGGCTTCCTTCGTGATGTACACGTTGTTTCCCCTCTGCTCCGCCTTCGCGTTGCCGACACACCAGCTCATCATCGGCTGGCCGCCATGTTTCAGCTTGCCGTCGAGCAGCCGGCGCTCGAGGCCCTTCACCGCCCCGTTCAGCTTGTAGCCCTGCCCCACGCCGAGGATGTCCACAGCAGGGTCGAAGCCCTCGGCCTCAAGGGCATCAAGCAGCGCAGCCACGCCGTGCGGGTCGAGACCGATTCCGCATTTTTCGGGCAGAAGCCCCGCATCCCGGATCCTGACGCAGATCGCCGCCGCCTCTGCGACATGCTCATCTGCAGTGCGCGTGATGCGCAGATCGCCCATGTCGCGCAGCTCCTCGAGCTTCGGCGCCATTTCCTTCCGGCGCGTCAGCACGATCTCGACGCACCATGCCCAACACCAGGCCATCCAGACGCGGGTCTGACGGTGTCGCCCGATCGCCGCGAGGCCGAACAGGTCATCCGCGCCGCCGATATCGCCGCCCACGACCATCACGTCGCAGACCTGCAGCATGTGCTCGAAGCTCACGGCACGATCGACGTTCTGCAGCCAGTAATCAGCACCGACCCAGCGATTGGCATGCAGCCCCAGCCCGATCTCGATGTTGAGGTGCTGCGAAGCCCACCGGATTTCCTCCTCAAGGCTCTTCTGCGATGCGCCCTGATAATCCTGAATGAGGCGGTCCAGCGTGATGGAACGGCCGAGGTTCGGCAGGACCATCGGCCAGAGCTTCGGATTGCGCCAAGGCTTGGCTTCGTCGCGCTGAATCTCCTCCGGAAACTCGTAGAGGATCGGCAGCATGCGGACCCCTTGCGTGATCCTGCCATCCCGCACCCCGCGCGCATATTGCAGCTCTGCCTTGAAGACGCCCGTCGGCGGGATCTCCGATTGCGTCGTGATGATGATCAGCAGGCTTTCGTCGTTCGTGATCATCCCGCCCCGGATCTGCCCGATGACCCGCGCCGCATGGTTCATCACCGCCATCACGTGCAGTTCGTCGATGATCGCGAACGCCGGGATAGAGCCGGTGACCACCTTCGGGTCGAAGCTCTTGATCATCAGCTTGGCGTTCATCCGGACGCCGGTTTCCTCATCCTCATGCAAATCGAGGATCGTCTGCTTGTGCGCGATCACCTTGAACCGCTTGCGCAGGTAGGGATCCGCCTCGATCATCCCCACCGCCTGGGCGAAACACTTGTCGGCCACCGCCTGCGTCGGGCCGATGATGATGCCGTCGATGTTGGGGCGCCGGTTCATCATCAGCGCGATCAGCCCAAGCGCCGCAGCATTAGTCGTCTTCGCGTTCTTCTTCGGGATCAGGTTGAAGATCTCGCCGACGAACCGCTTTCCGGTCACCGGATCGATCGAGCCGAAGGCCGCCCGGATGATATCGCGGATCCATTCTCCCCCGACCTCGCCCATTGTGGGCTGGCCGGGGATGTCAGGGACCCGCAGCAGGTTGAACAGATCGACCGCCACACCGGCCGCGACCGGGTCGAGCGGCAGATCGGCCAGCGGTGTCTCGCCGCGCTGCAGTTTCTCCGCCCAGTCCGGGCAGGCAAAGCTGATCCCGTCCAGCGGCATCAGTGGCGCCCCTTCAGCCGACCGAAGATGTCGCCATAGTTGTCTGGCATTTCCTGCGCCGCTGCCTGTTCCTGCAGCTTCTTGCCGAGCGGCCGCGCCGGCGCATCGACATCATCCTCGTCGCCCTCCTCGACGGGCGGCCGATTCCGGGGCGGCGGGTTGGCCTGCACCAGGCGCTCGCGCAGCTGGCGGATCGACGGCGAGTGCCCCTGGCGCACCCGGCGCATCAACACATCGAGCATGACGCCATCTACGAAGGTGGTGCCGAATTCCAGCTCACGGGAAAAATGCTTGCGCAGGGTCTTTTCATCGATCCCCATGTCTTCGGCAATCCGCTTCTGCGACCAGCCGGCGGCGATGCGGACACACACAAAGTCTTGATTTTCCTTGTCTTTCTTGAACGACTTGCGGCCCCGGCGATCCCGGATCGGCAGGCTCGGCTGTCCGAACAGGTCAACCTCCTGTCGGGCCTCAGGATTTTCGTGATCCACGGGAATAAAATCTCCGGATGTGATGGACGCGGGTCTAGAGGCGACGGGGTTCCTGGACTTTGACCCACCCCCCCCTATGAGCGGGTCAGGACCAAGGCAGGCCGACAACCCACGCACCGCGCATCGGATGGACGGCGGCGCCTGACAGACGCGGCTGCGGGATGGTGGCATTAACCGCAGAGGCCGCGGCGTCGATCCGCGCAAGAAGATGTGCAGGACAGCAGCCACGAACATCGATGGTTATGACGATTGGCAAGGTAGCACCGGTGATCTGCGCAAGGATGTCGCGCGCCCCCATCGAGAGGATCACGGTGCGGCCAGCCAGCGCCTCACCGCGTCGGATCTTGATACCCTCGCGCCAATACTGAGCCTGATCCCATGTTACCACGATCAAGATGCAGCCACACTCGGGCAGGGCATCCACCTCCCGCGAATGCCGAACCGACGCAGGGTAATATGGCAACGCAAGCTCACCACCCATGTCGCCGCTCCTCGCGTTGCTTGTCCCGGTCGTGGCAGGTCTTGCATAGGCACTGCAGGTTGCCGGCATCCCAGAACAGAGCCTCATCGCCTCGGTGCGGGATCTTGTGGTCAGCGACAAGCTGCGACGTGTCCGCCTCAAGTCGGCCGCACCGCTTGCAGGTGAACATGTCACGCACCAGCACCGACCAGCGCAGCTTCTGCCATCGCGCCTTCTTGTAGAGCTTGCGCCCTGGCGCGTTCTCATCCCGAAAGCGCGACCGCTCCACCTCAGTGGCGGGCGCAGGCGCTGCAGACATGCGGGGCTGCGCCGTGGCAAGGCGGGAGGGCGCTTGCTTGAGCCTGCCCATGCCAACCCCCAGAAACGCCGAACGCCCGCCCGGATCACTCCGGCGGGCGCAGATGTAGATGATGACAAGCAACATGCCTTCGGCGGGGATAAGCGTCAATCCCCTATTTTGCGCCTCGGCTCACCGATACCCCTGCATCCGGTCCAGCGCCCCAGCCAGTGCGGTGCGCAGCTTGGCCCTGTGCTTCCCATCGCTGCACCACCCATGCCGCCGCAGCACCTCTGCCAGCGACAGCCCGGCGAGGCAGACCGCATCGACCAGCGCCCGGTCGGTGATCATCCCGGCCGCA